GATGAAGACTTAGAAAACATTGTTTTGAATGCCGAACCAACTGACACTCTAATACAAACTGTGTTTGACCAGGGCACGCCACCAACGGCTAATGATGTAACTCCTGGAGAATCTACTTCACCAATACTTACATTGGATGAATATATTGAAAAATATAATTTAGAAACATTAACTGTTACAGTTGGCGATAGCACACTCAATGTTAATACAGGTGCTATTATTTTCAACACATTTAATGGAGTTTGGTCGGGCACAAGAATTATACAAATTACTAATATTTCTGATAATGTGTACTATTACTCCAATGCAGAGTCGGTTTCTAACTTTTTGAATTCAGAAGTTGATGTGATTGTTGACGATTCTACAAAACGACTGGGTATTAAATCTGTTACAATTGCTAATACTGGCACTGGTTATTCCAATGGCGTTGTCGTAATTACTGGCGGTGGAACAGATAATATTGCAGCCACAATTCGTGCTAATGTTAACTCAATTACTGGCGCTATTACTACAGTTAACATTACTTCTCGTGGCGCTTACACTTCTGCACCAACATTGAATGTTACATCTCTTGGTGGTTCCAATGCAAGTTTAATTGCGGTACTTGATGATCCAACAAATTCCATATCCAATGGAGAATCGTTTAATGTTTCTGTTCAATTTAGAAGTCTCACAACAGGAAATACTGTTGATTATGGATTGATTACGATTAATCCTGGCATTGAGATTCGTGTTAAGGGTTACAGTAATGTATCGACTGCCGGTATATTGTTACCTGGTGATATTTCACAAAATGTTGGCAATTCTACAAATAGGCCAATGATTAATGAATTTAATGGTCCGTATGCAATTGTGGATCCTGCAGCAACCGGCGCAGAAAAATGGACATTTAGAAACCTAAGTGCCAACTCACTCAATATTGTAAGTGTCATTGAAACGACCAATTCTTTGAGTACAAATAGTAACACTCATATGAATGTTCAGTTGTATCAGGCCAGCACACCAAATGTGATAAATGTGAACGATTCGGTGTTGTGGTATGCTAATGTTAAACCTCTGGTTGAATTTCCAAATGTTTCTACCTTCTTGGTAACAACGGAAGACGGACAGCAAAGAACCATTACAATTGGTATTGATCGTGGCCTTGTTGATGATTCAAATCTGTATAATGAAATTGTGAACAGTAATCCTGACATTATTGTAACAAACTCACCATTCGATATTCGTGTATTTGGTGCCAAGCCAAATACCGCTTACACTTACTCTGGACCTAATATTTCTGGAACAGGATTTGTGTTGCCAAATGGTTATTCATTGATTGCGAATACTACAATCACAAATACAGGCTCTTACACTTATACAATTAACTTTGACGGAACCAACCATAGAAGAACATTGACCAAAGTCATCACCTCCTAAACTGGCATAAATAGACGATGGCAACAATCAGAACAAATATAGCTCGTCAATTTAAAGACCTGGATCTAAATTTTACGATTCATCCGCTCAAAAAGGATATCAACAAAAATTTAGACCAGGTTGCTGTGATAAATGCAATTAAAAACTTGGTTTTAACAAGCCATTATGAAAAACCATTTAATCCAGATTATGGATCAAATGTAAGAAAACTTTTGTTTGAAACTGTTGATATTGTTACTGCTTCCGCAATCGAAAGAGAAATACAACAAACTATTCAAAATTATGAGCCGAGAGTGAATTTGATAAGCGTTTCAGTGATTCCAGATGTAGACAATAATGCTTTTAGCGTTCAAATGTATTTTTACATAGTAAATCAAACAAATCCGGTTACAGTAAGCTTTTTACTAGAGAGAACACGATAAATGGCAACAAATCGTTTAACGGTCACCGACCTAGATTTTGATACGATTAAAACGAACCTGAAGAACTATTTAAAGTCTCAGTCGGAATTTACCGACTATGATTTTGAAGCTTCTGGCTTGAATGTTCTTCTGGATGTTCTCGCATATAATACACATTACAATGCTTACTACTTAAATATGGTTGCCAATGAGGCATTCATGGATACTGCTGTTCTTCGTAGCTCTGTGGTGTCTCATGCTAAGAGTTTAGGTTATGTGCCACAATCTACAACTGCACCCCGTGCTATTATTGACTTGACCATTCCAACTGGTTCTAACACGGCAGACTCACTAACTCTTCCAAGAGGCTTTAATTTTAGAACTAATCTTTTAGACAATTCAACTTACAACTATACACTTTTAACCGACACAACTGTAGATAAAGTTGGATCTGATTTTGTTTTTAGAAATTTAAGCATTTATGAGGGTGAATTAATTAGTTACAATTACACTTATAATTCGGCTACAAATCCAAAAGCTATTTTTCCAATTCCTGATGCTAATGTAGACACAACTTCAATTGTTGTTACAGTTCAGGTTTCGTCAAGTAATTTGTCATCTGCTACTTATAGTTTAGCTACGGATGTTTTAGATGTAACATCTAGTTCTGAAGTCTATTTCTTACAAGAAGGACAAGATGGCAAGTATGAAATTTATTTTGGAGACGCTTTCGTTGGTAAAAAGTTAACTGATGGAAATATTGTTAACATGAGTTATTTGGTGACTTCGGGATCGGCTTCAAATAAATCAAATAATTTTGTTACAACTTCTTCGGTTTCTCCGTACACCGTATATAACATAACGCCAGTTCAACAATCAGCTGGAGGTGCTGAACGAGAATCTGTTGATAGTGTTAAATTAAATTCCACTTTACAATTTGCCACACAGAACAGATTAGTTACAACAAAAGATTATGAAAGTTACATCAAAAAAACTTATGGCGCTGTTGATTCTGTTTCAGTTTGGGGTGGCCAAGAAGAAATTCCTCCAGTTTATGGTAAAGTTTTTATTTCAATTAAACCAAAAACAAATTATTTTTTAACTGATGCTGAAAAAACACGAATTATAGAAGAGATTGTAAAGCCAAAATCAATTGTTGCTGTTAGTGCGGAAATACGTGATCCAGAATATTTGTATTTAAAATTGGCGAACAAAATTTTGCTTGATCGCAAAAAGACCTCTTTAAGTGACGAACAACTTAAAAATTTAATTCGTTCTGCCGTTTTTTCTTATTCTGATTTAAATTTAAATAAATTTGATTCCACATTTGTTCTTTCTAAAGCACAAGATAGTATAGATGGCGTAGATTTAAATTCGATTGTTGGTTCAGAAACCACATTGAGACTTGAGAAAAGATTTACGCCGGATTTAAACAATAGTAAAACATACAGTATTAAATACAATGCTAAATTGCATCGTGGTACAATTTTAAATCGACTAACTTCTTCAGAATTTACTGTTAATGATTCTTTGGGTACTTTAAGAACTGCTATTATTGAAGAAGTGCCAGAGTCTTATACCGGCCTTTCGAGTATAAATGTTACCGATGCTGGTTTTGGTTACACTTCGGCACCCACAGTTACGATAACGGGTGATGGTAGTGGAGCTACAGCTGTCGCTACAATTGTTAATGGTAGAATAACTGCTGTTACGATTACAAATCGAGGCATAAATTATAGTAGGGCTGTTGTGTCTTTTTCTGGCGGCGATGGTTATGGCGCAACTGCAATTGCTGTATTAGATGGCCGTTTTGGTACTTTAAGAACAGTATATTTCAATGAGTTGTCAGAAAGACAAACAATCAATTCAAATGCCGGCACAATTGACTATGATACTGGCGAAGTAACAATTACTAACTTGAGAGTTTTATCCGTTTTAACATCAGATGGCGACATAAGAGTTGTCATTGAATCTGAAGATGGCATCATATCTTCCGTTCGAAATACAATTTTAACAATTGATCAAACAGATTCAACTGTTGTAACTACTGAAATAACTGCTGTATAAGATGGATAAAAAAACCTCAATTTTAATTAACGGACAACTACCTGAATTTGTCCGTGATGAATATCCACTTTTTGGTACTTTTTTAGAAGCTTACTATGAGTTTTTGGAAAATAAACAAGGCACTAACAAGAATGATTTGACTTTTCAAGCTAAAAAGTTAAAGACTATTACGGATGTTGATCAATCTATCGATGAGTTTGAAGAATATTTTCTCAACACTTACGCCTCATTAGTTCCGGTTGAAGCTCAAGGCAACAAAGACTTATTGATTAAAAATATATTGCCACTATATCAGGCTAAAGGTTCTGAGAGTTCTTTCAAATTACTGTTTCGTTTTTTATTTGCTGAAGAAGCAACTATTTTTTATCCAAAAGATAGTATTCTTCGTGCATCATCTGGCGAATGGAAGATTGACAATTCGATCAAAGTTTCAACTGACATTTCTTCTTTTTATACCGCCGATGGTAACACAAAACAATTTGTAACTATTTCACAATTACCATCTTCAAATGTGGATGTGTATCTCAATGGTACATTGACAACCTCAGGATTTAAAGTATTAAAAGAATACAATTTAATTGAGTTCGATACAAACTTAGCGGCAAATACTAAACTTGAAATATTTTATGATTCTGTAGATAGAAACATTTTTAATAATAGAAAAATAACAGGAGCTTCTTCTGGTGCAACTACGGTTGTCGAAAAAGTTTTTCGTAGATTTTTGAACAATTTTGAAATATTTGAACTGTTTGTGGATAATAAAACTACAGTTGGTGAATTTGAAGTTGCTGAAAATTTAGAAACAAATGTTTTTGTTGGTGAAACGCTTGTTGATATTAGACTGCGAAGTGTTTCTGAGATAAAAGAAATTACAGTTGTGAACTCTGGTTCCAACTATAATGTTGGTGATCCAGTGATTGTAACTGCGCCTAGGTCTTTGAGAACGCCGCAAGCTGTTGTTTCTAGTGTATCAAAAGGCGCCATAGATTCGATAACGATTTTAAACGGCGGCGCTGGTTTTAAAATAAATGCACCAGTTACAGCTGACGGTTTTGGCAAACCATTTGTTGACATAGATGTTGTTTCTGTAACAACTAATTCCGCCAATACTGCAAACACATTTAGAATTTTTTCAAATATCATATCGGACATTGATCCCGCAAACACTTACATAAATGCAGCTTCTTACGGACTGACTGGAGTTTATCCAGGTAATGTAAACAGTGTAATTCGCCATACTTTTTCCAACACATCATATACAGGTATTGGAGAAATTATCGGCCTTCAAATTAACTCAGTTGAAGTTAATTTCTCTATAAGTCCAGCTTTTAATGTTGAAGCTGCAAATTTGGTAATTGCAAATGTTGGTTCAACCTTAACTAACACTACGGTTTATATTGACAGTTTTGGATCTTTAGGTAAGATTATCATTCATAATGGGGGTTCTGGTTACAATATTGGTGATGAGTTGGTTTTTACAAATCAATCTGGTAGTTATGGCGTTGGAGCTTCTGCTGAAGTGAGGGATGTTGATGCTAATGGAGTTATTGAGAAAATAGAATTTGTTCCAACAAAAATAACAGGAACAGCTAACGTGTTTACAACAAACACAAATGTCATAGGAACAGGTACCTCATTCGATACTCAACTTATTATTGGTGACCAAATTATGGTTAATGGTGAGGTAAAAGTTGTTAGTACGATCACCTCAAATGTTTTGATGACAGTTAATACAGCATTTTCTTCAAACTCCACCATGAAACCAGTCAGAGTTTTTGGTACACACTTGATTGGCGGCCAAGGATATAGTCAAGATAAACTACCAACAGTTACAATCAGTTCAACTGGAGGTTCAAATGCTAATGTCGAAATTGCTTCGATTATGGGTGATGGTGAACAGTTTATTGCAGAGATTGGAACCAAAAAACCAGGCGGTATTGAAAGTGTGATAATTTTGGATGCAGGCAAAGGTCTTAAATCTGTTCCGGAACTTAATATGACAAGATCGGGAGATGGAACAGCTATTCTTGAAGCCTCTTTGATTCCAACAATTGAAGAGTTTCCTGGCAGATGGATAAGCCAAAAGGGTCTAGTGTCGTCATCTTACACTAAATTGCAGGGAAAAGATTATTATATTGACTACTCTTATGTTGTTGTGTCAAATATTCAATTCCAAAAATATAAGCAAGTCCTCAAAGAATTGTTACATCCAGCTGGTTTAATTGCATACTCTGAAGTCACCAAACTTGATGAAATAGAAGAAACACAAATCAAAGTTTCATCAGAAATATCACAGGGTTCAGTATAAATAAGAAATTATGCCAACATATTTAAGAAAAACATCCAACTATACTGCTAATGTCGGCGATTACATTATCGCAGACACTTCAACAGGTTCATTTACAATTACACTACCTGCTTCTCCAACAACTGGAGATTTTGTTCAAATTGTGGATGGAGCTAGTTGGGAAACATATAACCTACTGATCGACCGAAATGGCTCGACAATTGAAGGTAATGCAGATAACGTTTTATTGGATTTGGGTGGTGTAAAAGCCGAATTCGTATATGATTCGACTACTTGGGAACTTTTTGTTTCAGACATTGCTATAGAACCGGAGGGGACAAAATACACCTCAAAAAAGTTAAGGTTCAACAACGCTGAGCAGTTTAAAGAAGGTTTTTCTGAGACAAATGCATCGGTTGGATATGTGTATCTTGGAAAACACTTGCCTTGGGATAGCCCATCAACGCCGGATGTTCTTACCGACACCGTAGCTGCAGAAAAATCAATATGGGACAACATGATTGCGGCGAAAAAAGTTACTGGTAATGATGTTGAATATGTCATATCAAAAAATACTTGGGCAGCAAACAACAAATACATTCAGTATGATGACACATTGACACTGGATACGCTTCTAACATCCAACTCAAGACAGAATTTGTATTCTTGTTACGTTTACAATTCTGAGAGAAATGTTTACAAATGTTTGTCCAATAATTTAAGTTCAAACTCTACAGTTGAACCACTCGGCACAAACCTAGGAAATCGTGGCATTATTGAAACTGGTGATGGTTATTTGTGGAAGTACATGTACAATGTGCAAGCCGCCAACAAATTTTTAGCGAATGTTTGGTTGCCAGCACCCGCTTCAATTGAACAGTTGGAGTATAATGGTAGTGCAAATGCTACAATAGATGGTGAAATTACAACAATTGTTGTGCAAACTGCTGGCTCTGGGTATTATAATACCAATGCCAATGTATCTTCTTTCAACACTTCCTGTTCGGTGTTGACTGTTGAAGCTGCTGTTGATATGGCAAATTTAATTGTTACGAACATGGCAGTCACCGGCAATGGAATATTAGCAAATACCTATATTACATCTGTTGATTTAGTCAACAGAAAAATTAATCTTTCTTATGCAACTGCTTCATCTGGCGGCGGCACAAGCAATACTTTGTCATTTAGAACAAGAGTTGTGGTTGATGGAGACGGTACAGGTGCTGTAGCTACTGCTAATATCGGTGCAAACACCGAAATAACAAAAATAACAATGACAAGTTATGGCAGAAATTACACCTATGCTAATGTTAACATTTACGGAACCTCATCTGGCCTAAATGTAGCGAGTGCTCGTGCGATAATTGGCCCAAAATATGGCCATGGATATAATTCAGCAAAAGAATTGGGTGGCCACAATGTTATGATTGCTCTTAAAATTGGTGAAGGCGACACAACAGAAGGCAATGTAATTTCGGCTAATACATCATTTAGACAATACGGACTACTCCGCAACCCACATAAATATGGTGCGAATACGCCAGTAACATATGCAAATTCGAACACAGTTATTTCTCAAACCACATCTTTAACTTTAATTGCGGGTTCGGATTATCAAGTGAATGAGTTTGTATACCAAGGCACTTTTAATTCACCAACTTTTAGTGGTTATGTTGAATCATTCACCAGCACAACAGTAAATTTAACAAATGTGCGAGGCACGATTGCTTTGGGTTCTGTTTTAAAAGGCACTGTTACAAATCCAACAGGTAGAACTGTTTCTGAGATTAATTATCCAGAATTTGAAGAATACACGGGCGATGTTTTGTACAATGAGAACATTGTTGCTGTTCAAAGAACAAGTGGACAAGCAGAAAATATTAAATTTGTTGTTAGATTTTAGAGGAATTCATGGCTCTCAATACTAATTTTAATGTTAATCCATATTATGATGACTTCGATGAGACTAAAAAGTATCTTCGTTTACTTTTTAAGCCTGGATATGCGGTTCAAGCTCGTGAACTAACTCAACTACAAACAATTTTACAAAAACAAGTTGAGCGTTTTGGTGATCATGTATTTAAAAATGGTTCCGTGGTTACTGGCGGACAATTCTTTTTACAAGATGCTACATACTTAAAACTTGATACTGCTTACAATGGTGTTGATATTGATGCCAACAACTTTGTTGGAATGACAATATTTTCTTCAGATCAAACAAAACGTGCTGAGGTAATTAAAGTATATCCTGCAAATAGTGGAACTGGCGATCCTATTACATTGATGGTAAAACAACTTTACGGATCAACTTTCACATCATCTGAAACAATCAAAACGGATGAAACATCTCCATCATTTGCTAATGTTTCTTCTTCTGGTGTTGGCACCGGCCAGATATTTTCGGTCAATGAGGGTGTTTTCTACTATGATGGTTTCTTTATTCAAAATGATGCACAAACTGTAGCTGTTTCAAAGTACAATAACACTACAGCAAATGCTCGTATTGGCTTTGAAATTACTGAGTCGATTGTAACAAATAATTCAGACACTTCGTTGTTAGATCCAGCACAAAACGCTTCAAACTATCAAGCACCAGGTTCTGATCGTTACAAAATTAATTTAGTTTTGGCAACCAGAAGTCTATCTTCTACTGACGATACACAATTTATTGAATTGGCCACAGTTGAAAACGGCCAGATTATCCGTGAAAACAAGTACCCAATTTATTCAGTTTTAGAAGATACATTAGCTCGCAGAACTTTTGATGAATCGGGAAATTATTCAGTTCGTGATTTCAGAATT